CGAGCCATTACAACATCATCACCAGATGCGCCCATAGACCGACTTTCTATATCTTGCGGGTCAATATCAAGTTTCTCTATGAGCAGCGACCTCACCCATTGCTGGAGCCTTCTGCCCTTTGCCTTCGCACTACTTGTTAGCATCTTCTTCTTTCTTCCTTCTTGCTTCCCTACTCACCCTTGAGTTTGGGTTAGCATCACCAGAATATGACCTTCTATTCTTCATTATCTTTGCTATGTGTTCTGCTGACTTTACATAGCTGCCCTTGCCTGGACCGTCAGTTACAGGAACATAGTTTCTCTTATTTCTCTGCCTATCATACTCTTTCGGGTCATCAACACTTAGTCCACCTTTCCAGTTTGGGTTTCTTTCTCTCGCATTATTTACCCTAAACTTTGCTTTCGTTTCTGGAGAATGAGGCGAACCCCAAGCGTCACCACCTAATGCTAGGTTATAATAGTTATCATCTTTCGTGGCATTTCTTTTATCTATCTCTTGTCTCTCTAACAAGTTTAGATGCTCACGGTCTTTCGCATAGTCAAGCACAACCACAGAGAAGTTTTCCTTCCCGTAGTGTCTCATAGCGTCTTTTAGATAAACACCAGAACCAAGATAGTTGGGGTCAAACTTTCCTTGTTTCTGTCCAACATACTTTTTACCGTTTATGGTATTAGTAGTCAGGTAGGTGTATCCATATAAATATTCGTAGGACATTATAACTCCTTATTAGTTATTATGTTTAGGAGGCGACGATGCTCTAACATCGTCAGCCTCTGTCCTATTTATATCATCTTTGTTGCCGAATATTCTCTCCCAACCATCGGCATACTTATCTTTATCTACTGGCCTTGGGTTATCACCTTTGCCACCATGCCATAGCTTATCATACTTCTTCATAAAAGTCAACAGGTTCATCTGTTTCTAATGTGTCTAATGGTTCACCGCAGAATACACAATACTCTGCGGTCATGCTACAGTCACTATCTATCGCAAAAGAGCCACCGCAAAACTCACAGTCAAAAAACTCACGCTTGTCTTCCATTAGGCACTCGCAGGTGTTGAGGTCAGGTCAACGACCTCGCATCCGGATGATGAACACGCCAACTCTTGGCTACCAGAAGTCATATCGGCATTCTCATACTCACTCAACTTACTCCAGTTAGCCTCTGGCATCTGTTTCATCAAGTCCAAATACTCTTGTTTGGTACAGTCCTGATAAGGTGCCTGTCTGTATGAATGGTCACTCATGGGTAGAAACGACACGCCGGACATCATATCAAAGTTGTTGTAGACCCAAGCACCAACCGACATCCATTCATCTTCTTTTACCGAAACAGTAACGGAAGGTTTATGTTCTGCCCAGTTTTCTTGGTAAGTTTTCCACATCTCCAACTGGTCAATGGCAGTCATATCACGACGATAAACTCCCTTAGCAGGTCCCTTCATAGGGAAACTAAACACCCAGGTGTGGTGTTTCTTCGTAACATCATCCTCTGCAGGGAACCCAGCATCAAACATCATCTTTGCCAATGGGTCTTTCTTATCGGCACGGACGGTTCTAATGTAGTATGGGTTATGTCTTGCGTGAATACCACTGGCACTATCTGTCAACTGACTTACCGTACCGGAAGGCTTGACACAAGTGATGGCAGCAGAAACGGGAATGCCCAACTTCTTTGCCCACTTGGCGTTTGTATTCACTGCCTCTTGTTTTAGTTTTCTCAACAAAACAGGCAAGTCACCCTTCTTACCATTTGTCAACTCGTTATCCATAATGCCGGTCATAGATACACCGAGCAGTCGTTCTTCTTCACAGTTTTCTCTCCACTTACGGTTGAGATAACGGAAGTTTGTTAGTGTTGACTGCCAAGTACCGATGATAGTGGCAACTCGGACTTTCTCTAGTAGTGTTTCTTCTGTGTCATCTTCTCGTACCACAACTTCCGAAAGGTTGCAAAACTCACGGTCTCTCAGGATAATTTCCGAACATGGGTTAGTACCAAAGTCATAGTCAGGGTCACGACGACCGTTCTTTGATGCCTGTTTCTTTGCTGCCTCTCTGTTGAAGATACCACGTTCACCAGACTTGGATTCATACAATGATTTCCATTCTTCCATGAAGATACCCATGTCAGGTTTCTCGGTGTAACAGGCAGAGTTATTAGCAAGTGCTCGTTGTACATTGGACTCCCACCAACGCCCGGCTTTAGCGTGTCTCATACGGTCGTCACTGAGATTTGATAATGAGATAAGGGCAGAACGACGGACCCCACCGACAACAACTACCTCAGCGATTTTACAGACGAGGTCGTGAGCTTCTAAACTGGTCAACTTTCTTCCCGCAGCGTTTCTGAATATCTCAATACAGAACCTCATCAAATCTTCTAGAGGAGCTGGACCTGAAGCACGACCACCAAATGTTTTTAGTGGTGCTCCAGCAGGACGGACACGGGATAGGTTCCATTGTGGAACTTGTCCCGCCGCTAGTAAATAGATTAGTTCTCGTAATGCCTTAGCCCAACCTAACTTGGAATCGGAGACAACTATCACCGTATCTGTGTCGTGAAACTCCTCATTGATTACAGGTAACTCTGCCGTGTATTGCCTCTCAACTGAAAACCCAACCCCTGTGCCGTTTAGAAGAACATAAAGTATTTCATCAAAACTTCGCAAACTATTCACAGCAATATACGAGCAGTTATACCCAGCAACATTCTCTCGTTTCAATGCCTCGCCGCAGGTCATCAGGCATCTCATTGATGGCATTACTTTGAGGTTGAGCACGGCATCTTTTATGGGATCAATATGTGTTTTAGTAAGCTTGAAATCTAGTTCTTCTTCTATGTGTTCTTGGAAGAAAGTGAAATATCTATCTACCGTTTCCTCCCAAGTTTCTCTCCTATTATTTTCGTAACTAAAACGAGCGTAGCGGCTCAGGTGAATGTATTGTTGATAACTAGATGGTAGCGGCATTGTTATTTTTCTCCAAGTATTTCTTATGTTTTGATAGATAATATTTCACACTTTTTTCCACGCGGCAACTCTCAATCGGGCTTCAATGCCGCGAAAGGTATTACTCTCCATTATATCACTAACATTATATCCGGTCAAGACAAAATCGTTTATGTCTTTGCCTTTTAGGTTGTCTGGCCATATCACGAGCGAATAATCTTTATCGGCCAGGTCAATCATTCTCTTTACTATCTCCGGGTTTCTGGGCTCGTTGTCTAAAACAACAACAAGTCCTTCCTTCTCTAAGGGAAGGTGTATAAAGTCAGCACCAGCGACAGCAAGAGCATTATCTAAAAACAAACTATCAATAGGTCCTTCTACTATGTATACGGTTTTAGACCAGTCAACTCTATCAAGGCCAAATATCTTTGGCTTGTCCTCAAACTTCACCGTCAAGTATCGTGGTGTTTCGTTTCCAAAAGCACGACCCTGCGCAGCAAACACATTACCATCTTCGTCGTAAAAAGGTATTACGAGGCGAGGGTGGTCTTTGTTAGAGGATATCTCAGCCCATTCGCAAAACTTATGCGACAAGAAAAACTTATCGTAATGTTTAGTGGGTATCTGGCGCTTTACTAATACCTGGCGAACCGGATGAGAACCTGATAGTTTATTTATAGGGATTAGATCCTTCAGTTTAGGATCTTTTTTCTCAAACTTTGGAGCATCAAATTTATATTCACTTTCGGTTGTACCTATAAATCTTTCCTTAACATACTCTTTGTATGCATCAGGATTTACTAACTCTACAACCTTACCGGCAGTCGTGCTCTTGCCACAGTTATGGCAAAAGTAATTCATCTGCTCGCCCTTACGGTAGAAATAACCACGGGTCTTATTCTTCATCTTCTGAGAGTCGCCGCAGTAAGGACACCTGCAGGTGTACAGGTAGTCCCGGAGTTTCTTAAAAAACTCCAGTTGATGAGAAATAAGGTGTATGTAATTTATATCTATGTGTATCATCTTTATAAGGATAACACACAAATATGATTATGTCAAGTTAAAAAGTCTGGAGGCCAAAAATTGGCCGGGAAAAAAATTCCCCTATTTTTATTCCAACTAATTTATAATTTCAACTTGACACAACCAGATAGGTTCGTTTTCATCCTCGTCCCATCCGGCATATTCCGCATATATAGCATTAGGTCCGCAGGTTCTTTCCAGCCATGTTTCAACATCACAACCCTGGGCACAGGCCATACAAGATGGTATAAATGCCATACAACAATT